TAAGTGTATTGGCATTGAACTATCGGAAAAGTATTGTGAGATAGCCGCTAAAAGATGTAGCCAGTCTGTAATGAAATTAGAGGTATAAAGAGGTTATATAGGTACTCAAACAGTAGAAGAAGCTATTGAAGGAGAAGTAATAAATGAGTAGTAAAGTTTATGGCGCAAGTGATGATTTAATAGAGTTTGATGGCGATGTTACTGGTGAAGTTGGACATTTTGGTACTGATGAAAATGAACGTGGTGATTTAATTATCTGTAGTGATGGTACTTTACTAGAGATTAAATATGGTAAAGCTGATATGGGGATATGGGGAATCACTGGAATAAAAGCTGGTGATTTATTTGATAGAATAGACCCTTGTAATGATGAAGATGCTAACCCGTCTAGCGATATAGCTCACTTCAAAGATGGTTTAAAATGGGCTTATGTAGCTACTGAATGGCAACGTGCTGAATAGGTTATTGAAGGGGAAGTAATTAAGGAGAGTGAATGATAAATATACAGGCAGTTAGAGATAGATTTAGAACTTATCGTAACCGTATTAGCGACCTTGAAGAAGAAGTTAAATCGTGGAAAGATAATGATAAGTTTATGCAAAGAGAGTGGGCAGAAGAAGCTAGAATGTATAAGGATATTGAGAGTGAAAATAGAGACCTTCATTATCAGATAAAGGATTTAACGGGCAGATGGTAATGACAACAAAGATAACTGAATCATGGTATAACTCTTTAATTGAAGAATTGGCTGATATAATCACTGAGACAGGATTTACTAGCAGGTGGGCTTTAGTTGAGGGTTATCACACTGTTGGTGTTCGTATACTTCAGGAGAATGACAACTTTGAGCGAGCTAAAATATATAAAGAAAAGATTTTGCAACGCATTGCAGAAAGTCTTGGCAAGTCTGAGAGAACGCTTTATTATGCAGTCCAGTTTGCTAAGATGTATCCCGATTTAAGCCTACTCCCAGAAGGGAAAAACTTGTCATGGTCACACATAGTAAACAAATACTTGACAACAGGAGAGAAGAAGGTTACAATAACTAAGGGTGATTTAATGAAACAGATAGAAGCTATTAAGAAATTACTAGAGACTCGTTATCTTGAGTATCATCAACAAGAAGAAGAGATGGTGCCAGGATATTGTGATTTGAATTATGACAGAGTTAAGGCTTGTATAGAAGAGATACGTTATCTCCAAGACCAAGTAAATAAGATAGTAGAAGGATGCACAAGGAAATAAGGTTGTTATAAGGAATAGAGTATGAAAGACTTAAGGGAACAAATAGCAGTAGTCTTATTCACAGACGATGTAATACACGGTCATCTACAATATTGGGAAGCACCTACAGCAGATTGGAGTAAGGCATCTGTAAACCTGAAGGAAGCATACTATAGATTAGCAGACCAAATACTCGTTCTGGTAAATATTAATGCCCTATAAAGATATACATAAGAAAGCCCTATACCAACGTAACTATATGCGTGAGTATATGCGTACCAAACGAGCATCAGGTAAATCCATAATGCAGGTTGTTAAGACCCTAAACATTAAACCCGTTAAGACCCTAGAGTATGACGCAGATGGTAATGTGATATATGATGAGTAATAAGGAAACCCTAGACGAAGCAATAAGGTTACTTAAAACTATCAACTGCCCTGAACCTATATTAGATGCTCTATGGTTATTCTCTCTTACTGTACATGATGACTACATTAAATTAGAGAACTGGAACGCTTGGAGTAATGGACAATTAATAGAAGGTGAATCAGAGTCTAACTTGTTGATTGAACCTATATCTGAGGTTACCCCTTGCCTCCCTGTCCCTGATGTAAAAAATACTTTACATAATGTCTAGTCTACTTTACATAACCATTATTGTGCGCCCCATAATTAAAGCTAATTAGAACATCTGTGCTACCAGGGGGGTTAGAACTACCGAGGATTGGTGACAACTCCCCACAGTAACCCTATATAACCCCAGAACATATAAAAATAGCCCCTTAGTCAGAAGTTCCATACAATAATGCCTATATTTACTTGACTTTATCTTAGGTTTATGGTAAAATATAATAGAAAAATACAAAAGGGAATTCTAACAAGGTTTTAACGCATTGTGGTAATAATCTAGGGGGTTTTAGAAAGAAAGTAGTATAATGTATTGACTTATTAATAAATAGGGGTTATAATTAAGGTGGAGGTGAGAAAATGAATAATAGCAAAGTAATATGGTTTATCCTGGATGAAATTGCAGTTAAGCATAGTGCTACTCATACTGGGTCTGGGGCTAACCCTTGTGATATTTGCGACCGTGCTGTTGAGGCTATGAAACTATGCCCTGAGAAACCGAATCATCAAGAGTGTTTACAATTATATGAGGAACGATTACGTTAAATATATAACCAGCCACCCATAGCGGGCTTGTAGTAGCGATGGTTTTGACCTGACGTAAGACGAGGCTACTGGCTGGCAAAACATATTGCAACGCATTGCACAATCTTTAGGAGTAGAAGTATGAAAGTTAAGGACTTAAAAGCAATCATGGCACTTCTAAAAGATAGGGATGATGATTTAGAAGTGGTTATTCCTATTGAAAAGAAAGGTGTTCTTTTAGGTGTAAGTCCGCACGTTAAAGTTAAGGTTGTAGGTCGTGGCATTGACTGGGATTCTAAATTATTTATTATCTGGCCTGAAGAAAAGCTGGTAGAAGTATGAAGCGTAAATATACACGTAAGAATACGGGAGAAGTAGTTAATAAACCTATAGACGGCAATCTACCACCTGATATATTAGAGAGTATAGAAAGAACCTGTAAAACAAGAAAAGCCTTAGGTTTACTTGATGATTCAGTAGAGAGAATAGAAAGGGCTTTAAGATATCAGGAGTTTAGAAATGATAGAAATAAACGGTAAGAAATATAAAGTTACTGAGAATCTAGGCTTTCAAGCTGGCTATCAAGCTAGAATGGTAGATGATAATGGCAAAGAGCGGGCTGTTGTAAAGCGTAATGGCAGATGGGCATGGTGGACAGCTGAAGATAGACTAATGTCCAGCCCTACTAGAGATTATTTAAGCCCATTACACGGGCACGGGGCAAGCGCAGATTGTCATGGAAGATAGATATTGCAACGTATTGCACAATGTAGGAGGGGAAGAATGAAACGATTAGGTAAATTACGGATAGCAGAAGAACTGTTATTGAGATGGTTAGATTACAGAGATGCTTCAATAAGGGGTGTAACCTATGATGCACAGGCAGGGGCAGTAGATATCATATTAGCACACTCATCAATGCCTGAAGTGCATGAAGGTGTTTCCATCCCTTGGATACATCCTACATATATCACGTATGAGGATGCACTGGGTAATAAGGTAACATTAAGAGATAAGAATAAGGATTAAATGAAACCATCAATAGACCTTAGTAAACTATATAAACCACACCCAAAACCTGAAATCACAATTTGAGAGGTCAAGATATGGGCGGTATAGAATATTGTAAAGACTGTAAGTTTTGGAATGGGGATTGGGTAGATAATGTTAGAAGGTTTTGCACTCACCCTTTAATGAATGGTGATTATATATCTGGTATGTTTCATTGGTGCTATCTGTTTAATTCTCGCCCCAGTAAATATGATGAGTTATTCCCCCAAAAGCCTGATAAGGAGAAATATGTTAACAGATAAAGAACGGAAAATAATTGATACTGAATATGAAAGGCATAAATATGATAACATCTGCCCTCATACTACTAATCCTCTCCAATTAAAATCCCTTTGTAAGCGATGTAGAAAACTTGATATTCTTAATATTAGTGTTTATCAAATGCCATCTAAATTAGGTGGTGACTGGGCTGCTCGTAGTGCTGGTGTAATTGCAGATGGATTCAAGACTCGTGCCGAGGCAGAAGATTGGGCAATTGTATATGCTTATCCAGTTAAAGATAAGCAGGGTAATAGATACCGCAATATTGGAGCATATATAGATTTAGATACTTAGTGCAACGCATTGCAATATCTTTAGGAGTGATAATGATTGATATTAAGCCTTATTACGAGGATGAATTAGTAACCATTTATAATGGCGATTGTAAGGACATTTTATCTGTAATCCCTGATAAGTCTATTGATTTGATTTTGACCGACCCTCCATTTTTCATGCCCGCTACGCATTATCAATCACGTGTTCACTGGCAGAGAACATGGGGCGATACTTCTATATTGGCTACCTTTTGGGATGTTGTTTTAGAGAAAAGCGTTCCTAAGTTAAAAGAGACAGGGCATTTCCTGACCTTTTGTAACCATGAAAGTTATCCTGTATTCTACCCTTGTATGTATCGCTATTTTGATTATATGAAATCCATAGTTTGGGATAAAAAGAAAGTAGGACTAGGGCGGACATGGCGCAACCAACACGAACTGATTATTGCTGCTAGGTGGCATAATGCAGTATTTAATAATGATGGTAAGCTGAGAGCGGATGTATTATCCTATGAAGCTACACGCTCACAAAATAGAGAACATCCAGTTGAAAAGCCTATCGCCTTACTTGCTGATTTAATAGAGCCAACAACCCACAAAGGGGATACTGTATTAGATTTGTTTATGGGAAGTGGCACAACATTACTAGCAGCTAAAAATCTAGGTAGAAAAGCTATTGGTATAGAGATTGATAAGCATTATTGTGAAGTATCATCTCAAAGGATGAGGCAATTACTTTGAAGCCATCAATAGACCTTAGTAAACTATATAAACCACACCCTAGACAGGTATTGTTTCATCAAGCACCTGAGAAGGGGCGTTTATTCGGAGGTGCCATAAGGGGCGGAAAGACTAAAGCTGGTGTAGCCGAGGGCATCCAGCTTTCTATTGACTATCCTGGGAATGTTGGAATAATGGCTCGGCAGAATCTTCCGGCGTTTAAAAGAACTGTCATGGTGGAATTGGATAGGTATATTGATTATCTATATCCCAAAATCATCACACAGCATCATGCTACCGACCACTATATTCAGTTCTGGAACGGCTCTAGAATCTGGTATACCGGACTCGGAGATGATACTAGAGGCCTAGCATCTCAAATGGGCACAACTATCGGCTGGTTCTTTATAGACCAGGTAGAGGAATGCTCAGAGATGCACTTCAATAACCTCTTAGGTCGTTTGTCTCTTAACATTCCTAAGATTAAGCTAAAATACTTCTTAACAGCTAATCCAATGCCTGGGTGGGTTAAAATGAGGTTTATTGAGAGTCATCCTGATGATTTTATCTATATTCCTTCTCTTCCGAAGGACAATCCATATCTTCCAGAGAACTATGAGGCAGAACTAAGGGCTATTTACCCCGAAGAAATCGTGAAAGCCTGGCTTGATGGGAACTGGGATGCTATGGAAGGTGGTAACTTCTTATTCCCCTATGCACAGATACGTGCGGCGGTTAATAGAGAGGTAGTGATTAACCATATTCAAGATAGTGTAGATAATCAAACGCTTCCTAATTGGGCTGGCGTGGACATCTCAAGAGAAGGAGACGATTCTAGTGTCTTTACAGTCCGTCAAGGCGGCAAAGTAATCTATACCGACTCATGGGGTAAAACAGACCTCATGGAATCTACTGGTATCATCCTACAGAAGATAGAACGCTTTAATATAGACCCTAAGAATGTCAATTTAGATGCTGTAGCTCTAGGGGCTGGTATCTATGACCGACTCCGTGAGCAGAAGGTTTACATTAACGGTATCATAGCTGGCGGTGAGCCGATGGACAAAGAACACTATGTAAACTCAAGGGCTGAGATGTATGATAATTTACGGAAACGGTTTGAGGCTGGCACAATTTCTATCCCTGATGACCAAGACCTAATCGCTCAACTGTCAAGTATCCGTTTCAAAATCGCTTCTGATAAAAAGCTGCAAATCGTATCTAAAGAGGATATGAAAAGAACCTACCATCTCAAAAGTCCTGATAAGGCTGATTCACTAGCTTTAAGTTTCTACGAGCCTATTCAAAGAAATCCTGCTATAAGGTGGTTATAATGAACTGGTTAAACTATTGGCGTTTATACTGTAGGATATTTAATATCAAGATATGCCGGACTTGTGGCAGAAGGTTGGACTTGAATTATAAGAAAAGACGCAGGGGTAAACTCTGCGTATATTGCTTTGTAGAAGAAGCCTTATCGGGGTATTGACATTGATACATTATAATTAGAATAGAGAGACGTATATAGTGCGCACTACTCTCTATCTTTTCATGCCTTTAATTCCCCACATTTAACCCTCACATTTTGCAACGCATTGCACAATCTTTTCTAATGTTTTTTAAGGGGTAACTTATTGTCTATTTTAAGCAAACTATTTAATAGAGAAAAAGCCCCTATACCCAACCGCAACTTCTATTATAGCGGAATGACACCTCCCAGTATGAATACTGAGGGGTTTCTTAACGCCTATGGCACGATAGGATGGTGGCACGCTGTCCAGTTTAGAATCGCTCTAGGTATATCAGAGGTTAAGTGGACTTTAACCGATATTACAAATAGAGATAAGCCTAAACAGATTTACAACCATAGAATACTAAGTTTACTCAGGGGGATGAATCCATTTCAGACTTCAGAAGAAGTTATGGCTTTGGATTCTATCTATCTGGAATCTATAGGTGAATCGTTTTGGGCTTTGAACTTTAACGCACTGAATGAACCTGCTGAAATTATCTTACCCTATCCTCATAAAATGTCTGTAGTGCCTGATAGGAACTTCCCCTTTGTGAAAGGTTATGTTTATGGAGCAGGGGCGGAAGCAATCCCCTTTGATGTAAATGAGATAATCCACTTCAAATTCCCTAATCCGTTAAATCAATATCGTGGTTTAGGACAAGCTCAAGCTATCGGGATTAACCTGGATGCCAAGCAGAATATGGACAAGTGGGTTAATCAGTTCTTCTACAACTCAGCCCGCCCGGATGGTGTTATCCAGTTTGATTATAATTTAAGCGATGAGCAATTTGATAAGCTAAAGAAACAATGGTCTGAGAAATACAGGGGTGTTTCTAAGGCTCACCAAGTAGCTCTATTGGAAGGTGGCGGGAAGTATCTCCAAATCCAAAATACAATTAAGGACATGGATTTCCCACTTCTAGACCAGAAAATAAGGGATGTTATTCTAGGGGTAGAGGGTATGCCACTCTCGGTTATGGGCATTACAGAGAATGTCAATAAGGCCAACGCTGAAGCCGGAGATTATACTTTTGCTAGATGGATAGTCAAGCCTAGATTAAACTGGAAGAAATCTAAACTCAATGAGCAACTTTTACCCAAGTTTAAGAACTCGCAGAATCTTGAAATAGGATTTGAGGAAGTAGTCAAAGAAACAGTTGACCAGAAAATAGCTGCTGCTGAATCTGGTATGAGGGCTGGTTATCTAACAGTAAACGAAGCCCGTAAAACTCAAGGGTTAGACCCTATCCCTAATGGTGATGTTTTGTTAGTGCCTCTTAATCTTATACCTACACCGATAAATGGCAAACCTGAAACCCCTGAAGAAACGCCAGAAGAAGAAAACCCCTTAGCTTTTAAGAGTTTAACCCCTGACCAGAAACGTCTCCATTGGGAAGCCTATGCCAAGAAAACAGAACGCCAAGAGGAAATGTTTAATAAAGTATTTGAGTCTGTCTTTAATGACCAGAAGGATTATGTTATAGCAGAATTAGAAAGGACTGGGCATTTACCAGTTCAATTAGACGATGAAAAGACCGCTAAGAAATTCCAACCAGCTATTGAGTTGGTTTATAATTCAGGATTTGAGGATGCTATATAATGCCAGATTTAATGGATGAAGCAGCAAGAACATGGATAGCAGAACGTTCTTTACTATTAGCCAAGTCTATTAATAAGACTACTATGGAGGCTATCCGTAATGAGTTAGCGTTAGGCTTTGAAGCAGGTGAATCTATTACCCAGTTATCCAAGAGGATTGAGGGATACTTTACGGATAATGTCAAGGTTAGAGCGGAGATGGTATCACGAACCGAGACGATAGCAGCCAGTAATGAAGGGGCTTTACATCGTTATGAAATTGAAAATGTAGGTAAATCTGAATTTTATCCTAGCCCAGATGCTTGTGAAGAATGCTTGCCCTTAGCTGGTGAATATATTACTAAGGAATCTCATGGAATGATACCCGTTCATCCTAATTGCAGGTGCGTATGGCTTCCAGTAGTGTAACAATAAAATCCTATCGCAAAGAGCGTGAAAAGGAAATCCTTGACGGATTACAAAAAGGACTAGAAAAAGTCGGTCTAATTGTAGAACGTCAAGCCAAAATAAACGTCTCACAATCTACAGGACATCCCAAAGTACAAACAGGTAGGTTAAGAAGCTCAATCACGCATAACGTAAGCCCCAATGAAGTTGAAATAGGTACTAATGTTTATTATGGTAAATATCTAGAACACGGGACTTCTAAAATGCCCCCCTACGCATGGCTTTTCCCTGCTGTGGAGTATAGCAAATCACAAATTGTAGAAGCCCTCAAAGGGCATGAATTTAGCATAGAATAACCTTCTTGGAGGTAATATGGACACTGTGTACAAGATTTTAGAAAACTGTGAAGTTAAAAAAGTAGGTGAAAGACAATACGAATTCACCGCATCCACCTCTGATGTAGACAGAGACGGAGAAGTTATTGATGTTACTGGATGGGATTTAAAGAACTTTAAGAAAAATCCAGTCATAATGTTTGGGCATGATTATAGAAGTTTACCTGTAGGGAAAGCTACAAAGATAGGTGTTAAAGACAGCAAGCTAGTGAACACAGTTGAATTCCCGCCTGAAGGGACTTATGAGTTTGCCGATACTGTTGAAAGGTTAGTCAATACGGGCTATCTAAAGACCGAATCAGTAGGCTTTATTCCCCAGAAATGGGAAGATGGTGACGGCGATAAAGACCCCCGCCGAACTTATACAAAACAAGAACTATTAGAAATATCAATTGTGCCAGTGCCTTCTAATCCTAATGCTTTAATGAACGCCGTTAAAGAGGGAGTGATTACTACTAAACAATTTAAGTCAATAACCAAATCAAAGGAAATAAATGAATATATTAAATCACTTGATTTTGATGATGAATTAAACAAAGGTAAGTTAAGAAACTACTTTTGGGATATGCTAGATACTTTTGTCAGTTGCTTTTTCAGTATTGTTTATGAAGGTGACGGGCTAGACAAAGTGAAGTCTATCAAGAAGTTACTAAAGGAATTTAATTCTAGCTTTACTGAATGGGCGGAAATCGCAAATGAAGCTGGCGTATTATCAAATGATAGCCCCCCAGATATTATAGTTATGTCATTGAAGGAATATTTATCTAAGGGCAAATTCAACAGTGAGAAAATTGGGCAAGGCGGAATCATAGACGAAATAGATTATCTGAAATCTATTATAGAAAAAGAGGGGCTTTCAGAAGAAGGCAAGGAATCTTTTGAAGATTTGATGCGTGTATCAGGATACGACAATCCTGTAAATATAGCTGATGTTCCAAGTGAACAAACAGTATCGGATTCGGAAACGAATTCAGCCTTTATTGAAACACTAGGCGAAATAATTAAAGAACAATTGGAGGTTAAATAATGGAACTTAAAGAAGAATTGGAAGCAACCATAAAACCTTTAACCGATAAGGTTAAGGAACTGGAGGGGAAATTGGAGGAATACAAGGCAAAGGAAATCACTCGTAAAGTGCCTGCTAGTGACACTGAAGTTAAGGTCGTAAAAGATGCTGGAGACCAGCCATTTGAATCTCTGGGGCAACAGCTTATAGCTGTTAAAGACTTTGAGGTTTCGAGAGGGCGGATTAGTGACCCTAGACTCAAGGCTCCTGCTGGACTTTCAGAAGGGCAACCAAGCGAAGGTGGTTTCTTAGTCCAGACTGACTTTGCTACTAACTTACTTGAAAAGGTGTTTGCAGCAAGCGATATAGTTAGCAGAGTAACTAGATTTCCTGTTTCAAGTGGAGCTAATGCCCGCAAGATTCCGGCCGTATCGGATGCTAACAGGGCAAACGGCTCAAGGTCTGGAGGTATCCAAGCATACTGGGCTGCTGAAGCTGGAACTAAAACCCCTTCACAACCAGCCTTTGACCAGATTAGTTTAGAGTTAAAGAAACTTGTAGGTCTTTGCTATGTGACTGATGAACTTTTAGAGGATGCGCCTTTCCTGGAGTCTTGGATTAGCCAAGCGTTTACCAAAGAGTTTGACTTCAAGATTGCCGATGCTATAGTAAATGGTGATGGTGCTGGCAAGCCTCTTGGTATTCTTGAAGCACCTTGTCTCCTATCTATAACGGCGGAGACTTCACAGGCAGCCGATACTATCCTCTTTGAAAACATCAAGAAAATGTGGGCTGCTAGATTCGCACCTAACGCCATGAACTATGTTTGGCTGATTAATCAGAACATAGAGCCTCAGCTTTATGGTATGAGCATGGCTGTGGGTACTGGTGGCGTTCCTGTCTATATGCCTGCTGGTGGAATTTCAGGCGCACCTTATGGAAGTCTTATGGGCAGACCAGTTATCCCTTGTGAGCAGGCTGCTTCAATAGGTGATGTGGGTGACATAATCCTTGCCGACCTTTCTCAGTATGTAATGATTGATAAAGGTTCAATCAAGGCAGCTTCATCTATCCACGTTTACTTCACTACTGACCAGACTGGTTTTAGGTTTACTTATCGCTGCGATGGTCAGCCTTGGTGGAAAACATACATCACCCCCTACAAAGGCACGACTTCCTATCAGTCCTGCTTTGTAACACTTGCTGCTCGCTAAAGTAAAATAAGGGGGAGGGTTTATTTTACCCTTCCTCACTAAAGTAAATTAACGGAGGTTTAATAAAATGGGAAAAAGAAATTATGGGGAACGGGTACACATAGTTCCGCTTTTGTATGCACAGAATCTTTCAGCCACTTCAACAATCCCTGGAGTCAATATGGGATTATTCAACCATGTTGATTTCATACTTCAGTTTGGGCAACTGGCAACGGCTAACTTTGCACTAACGATGGTAGCAGATACTGCTTCAACCTCAACCTCGGCTACAGCAATAGCCTTCCAGTACAGAGTAAGTGCTGCTGCTGGAACGGACACTATGGGGGATTTGACAGCTTGCGAATCTACTGGGCTTACCTTGACCGATGGCACTTACGACACTCTGACTCTTGTAATCTCGGTAGATAGTGATGAACTGACGGCTACCAAGCCTTATTGCAGACCAGTTCTCACTGACCCTGGGACTGCTGATGCTTATGTCTCAGTTATAGCTCTTTGCTATCCTCGTTATGCTCAGGCAACTCCTAGTCTAGCTCTTACTTAGGAGACAAGTGACAATTCAGAAACGAGATAAAAGGAAACGGGGAAGGCCGTCAAAAGCCTTCTCCGAACCCCCCGCTAATAAGGCAATCCTAGAACCTGTTAAAACACGTAAATGTGATTATTGTCAGTGTTTATCTGACAGTGTTTATTGCCCTAGATGTGGAAGGGTAACAAATTGGAATAGGGGGAACTAACTCCCTAGCCGAAAGGCGAAACCGAAAGGTATAGAATACTTTATGGAGGCTTATAATGCCCGTAACTTTAATTCGTTCTTCATGGTCTAGTGGAAGCCTAATCTTTCACGAATCAACCTCGGTAGCACCATCTACTACTTACGATGTTCTAACAATCGGGACTGGCGCAGTCAAAGTCGGTAACACAGCAAACGATGTTGACTTTCAGTATTATGGCACTGGGAGTCTATCGGCAATCATAGACTGTGGTGCTGCTACCTTTACTCTTACAGGAATTAGTATATCATCTAATTCAGCGATTGCTACAACTAGCACAATATCAAATGCCATGACTGCTACTTCAGCAACCCCCGGCACTTCCAGGGCTATCTATGGCAAATATACCACCTTTACCACAATGACATCAGGCAACTTAGTGGGTGTTCGTGGTGAAGTGACAATGGGTGGCAACGGTTCGGGAACTGCCTATGTTTATGGGTGTCAAGGGAAGGCTATTGTTGGGGCTACTACGTGGACAGGGACTTCACTCTGTGGTCTTTATGGACAGATAGATGTAGCTGGAAGTACCATAACAAGCGGTCATGTAGCAGCTATTCAGGCTAATATCTATGGGGCTACTTCAGGAACTATCCCGATGGAAGGTATCTATGTTGAACACGCAGGTGGTGGTGTTATCAATTCCTTAATACAGTTGTTTGGTAAGTCAACCTATGTGTTTGATATTGCTTCTAATACTCATGATAATGTAGCTACTACTGGAACAGTTACTACTGATGATGGCTATATCAAAGTCAATATTGATGGGTCTACTAGATATATCGGGCTAGGGGCAACAGTAGCATAGGGGGTTTCTAATGGCTGAAAAATTTAAGGTTACTCTTAAATGCTGGAATTGCGGGGAAGAAGTAACGATAGAAGTCGAAAAGAATCATTTAGTCATGGACGCAAGGGCAACCACTGAATGTAAGAATTGTGGGTGTAACCTTAATGCTACTGTTAGATAAATAAAATAGGAGAGTGAGAATTGGAGCTTAACGTATTCGAGAGATTGCTAATCAGGAACATCATCCCCCAAATTCAGGGCTGGAACTTCGGACACATGAAGGAAGCTCGCACTTTACTAGAAGAACTATTTACCCCTGAAGAAGAAGAACAACTACAGATTACAGTAAACGAAGATAGCAAAGGGGTAACTTGGAAAGTCAAAGATGATGAGGGGAATGATATACCCCAAGAGAAAGAAATAGAAATCTCGGAGGGCTTGAGTAAGAAGATTAAGAAACTACTTGAGCAACTTGACAGAGAGAATCGTTTGGAAATGGCGCACTTTACATTGTGCGAAAAGTTCGGGGTAGGAAAAGAATAATTAGATAGTGGGGGTATTGAGGCGGCACCTCGTTTAAATGGCTTCGCTAGGCCAGCCCCCACTAAAAGAGAATAAGATGGAAGATAAAATATTAACGTGTAAAATATGCGGCAATGAGTTTATCTGGAGTGAGGCTGAGATTCAATTCTACCATGACCGTAATTTGGTAGAGCCTAAACGCTGTCCTGAATGTAGGACTAAAAGAAAATCAGACAAGGAAACGATAACTAGGCTAGAGAATAGGATTAAAGAATTAGAATCTAAATAAATACATCTATAAGGAAGGTGTAAAATGGCAAAGATTAATTCAAGGTTTGTTGACGGGTTATCGGTAGCTAAAGGTGCTAGAGAAGCAGGATGGCTATTTGGTAAACCGTCTATTCATTATGGTGGAACGGCAAGTTATGGAGGCTGGTCTAAATCAGATACTTCACCTTTAAATCAGAAAGGCGGAGGCTGGTTAGCCAATCTTTATGGAGGCGCACAGTCAGGGGATGATTGGGCTTCTTTATACATACCAGTTAATGAACTCCCAGTAACACAGTTAGAAACGGCTAACTGGTCATGGTATCAAACCAATGCAGAATCTA